TTAATGTTTTAGAAGCTAAAGTTAATTGTTGATTTGCATTAGCTGCTAATACATAAATATCTAATGTTGTATTTGCTTCATCAGCATTTGGTTTTTGTGTAAAGGCTTTTGAGATAGTACCAAATTTAGAAGGCATACTTAGAGCTCTTACTAAATAATCATCTTGTGTTACATTTCTCATTTGAGTTGAAAATTGTGAAATAGAATTTTGTCTAATTTCATCAATTGTATCTCCATCTTGACCTCCACTTGCAGCTACTGGGTTATTTGCTGCTATTGAGTCAAATATAAATTGTGCTGTGGTTCCATTTAGTCCACTTTTTAAAAATTGAACTGTAGTAGTATCTACCTTAGTTAAAGTATTAGCTAATATATTACTTTTAACTCCACCACCTACTAAATATCTAAAGGTTAATGTTGTATTAGTGGGTGTAGTTCCATATGTGTCCGTAAAAATAAAATTAGTTGGACTATATGCTGTTGTTAATTTATTCTGTAAGAATGGTAAACCTAAACCTACATTAAATGGGTTTGGTATAACTTCTTCAGTAGTTGTTGCAGGTGAACCTGCTCCAAATTGTATTTGTAATACATTACTTGATAAAAATCTTGTTGCAAATCTATTCTGTACTGATTTGGTTTTTAATAGATATGGAGCATCTGTATCATTATATGAATTTGGATCGTTTACATTTGTGTTTTTAATCCCATCAAATACTAAATCTTGTCCTAAATAATCTACTTCATACCATGTATTTCCATTATCATCTTTACAATCAATAATTCCGGCATTACCTGCTGCCTGTATATTTACAGTAGCAAATTCTACTGGGGCACCAAATGAAAATGATTGCTCATTAATAACACCTGAATATGCTCTTGCTTGTTTTTTTAATAAATAATAATCAGGTACACCACTTGAAATCTGCGCTACAGATACCTCTGTAGGGTTATCTGAACTTGATATTGAAAAATCAATTGGATCTTCAATAGTGAAAGTAATTGGTGCTCCTGATGTTGTTGTAATAGATGTATTTGGATTTACATAAATAGCATAATCATAATCAGGTTCTGCTAATCCATTTACTATTTTTCGAGGTACTTGTTGATATATGTCAACTATTACAGTTGCTAAACCTGTTGATTTAGGTCTATATCCATACATATAAGCCATGTCATACAAATTATTTGGTTGACGGGCATATTGTAAATAATTTTCTTGAATTTGATTATCTAAATAAAAAGATAATACATCACCTACATAAGCTGCTTGTTCTATAAACATCATACCTGGTGATGTTGGAGTAAAGTCTGTATAAGTAGTAGGGAAATATGTTTGGGAATAATTTATCAATTGATTTCTCATTGATCCAAAATCCTTATTTATATAATTTATGTCTCTATTAACTGCCATTATGCAAAGTTTAGTGTTAAGTCATCTGAAATCCCGGTGTTGGCAACAGAATAAAATATTTCAACAGTGACGTTGTTATTATCTGTATTTTCAGCTCCACCATTTACATTTAAATCTTTTAATATTATATTTGGGAATTCAGTTGATAATTTACCTTGAATATCTTCTATTAAATAATCTATATTTTCGGTGCTGATTTGTGTAAAAATAAATCTTCTTAAACCACCACCAAATTCTGGATTGCCTGGTCTTTCTCCAGGGTTAGTTAAAAAATAATTAATTAAATTACTTTTAATTGATTCTGCTGTTGTATAATTAGGAGTAAATACCCCACCTTCTGTAAAAGGTATATTTACACCAATACCTACTCTAGGTCTAGTGTCATTAGGGAATCTATTTATTGCTCCAAACGCCATTTTTTATCCTTTTTGATTCATTAATCCCATTATTTGATCCATGCTTACATTACCTTGAGGTAAACTACCATTTGCATTATCAACTGGGCCAGTTACTTGCATAGGAACATCTGCTGATGTAGCATTTAAAGTACCGTTTGCTCCTGGTCTCATTCCATCTAAAACATTCATCATATTTTCTCTTAATTTTAACCTATCTGTTTCTTGTATAGGTTCACTTGCTACTGCAGGTGCAGAGACTACTTGTTTAGGTGAACGCACAGCCTCTAAAAGAATATCTTTCATCTCCTCTTGTATTGCCTCTTTTACGGCATCTTTTACTACGTTTTTTAATTCACTTAATTTCATTATGTTGTTATTTAGTTATAAATATTAGCTTAATCTGCTTTTAAATTATTCTGTTGTATATAAAATGCTAACTCGTCAATTAATATTTGATCTACTGAGCTAAATGACGGTTCTCCTTTTAATAATACTACTCCTTGTGAGTTACTTGCGGTTGCATATCTTCGATATAATCCACCTACCTCACTCTTTGTGTCTTCAACTACATTCATTGTAAACCCATTTACTATTCTTTTTATAGGTTGTTTATCATCCTCTATTGCATCTTCTTGTAATTTTAATAATTCTTCATTTATTTCAACCATACTTAAATCACTCGGTATAGCACATGCTGATATCATATTATCAATTTTCTTAAGGTATCTTAATATTATTATAAGTGAAATTATTAAAAATATTAACGATATCAAAAGAGCTTTTTTAAGTTCTTTATTTATACCTACTAATATTTCAAATTTTTCTTTAATATCTTCAAGTAATGCAATTAAACTATAAGGTACACCTACACCTGGGGGTACTGCTACTGGAAAACCTATTGAACTTATTTGTATTTTTCCTGCTTTAAATAAATTAGTTAAGTATAAAAATATAGCAGCTAAAGCTGTATTTAATATTATTACTGTCCATATTTGATTTATTTGTTTTACAATTGAATTTCTTCTTTTAATTGCCATTCTTAGTAATTCATCACTTGGACATCTACCTTCAGCAATTTCTGCTCTTTGGTTAGCAGATGCAATTTTGGTTATACCAAAAATAATAAATAATCCTATAGCTAAGGGAAATAATTTATTTTGAATAACAGATGCAAATTTTAAAACTTGTTTTTTTACAGCTAATAATCCTTGTTCAACAGCACTCAATGCTAAACCAACAACTTTTTCGGCTGCAGCATTGGCTTCTGCTTTTAATTTAATTACTGCTTCATCTGCTGCATCTTCTATATTAATCAAAGGTTTTATTGGTAATTCCTTTAATACCTCATTTTGTTGGGTTACTAATGTTTGATAATCAGGGGCAAANTGTTCATTTTCATATAATACAATAGGTTTTACTAAAATNGTATCACCTAATTTAGGTAAAGTAGGTACACCAAACCTAATTTCATATTCACCCTTTTCATCTGTTTTAATTTCTGGTGGNGTTGCTTTATCATCCCAAACATATTCTTTATATGTTTCTTCTATTTTTATTTTTTTTACTTTACCTGTTAATTTGTTTTTTTCTCCACTAGGATCATCTATTTTAATTTTTCTAGTTTTGGTTTCCAATACCATAGGAAGTAAAGCTAGTTGTGGTTTAACTACTACTCCAACTGCNGGTTCATTGGTAGCCTTATTATATAATCTACCTTTTGTAGTAAAAGTTTTTATTTCTGGAGTATATTCATCAACTAATGTTTTTACTGCTTTAGCGTCCTCAATAAATGATTTTACGTCTTCTACGCCACTAGCAGCAGCTAACTTAGATAAAATAGTCTTACCAGCTGGGGATTGTAAAAATTGTTTACCAGCTGCTATTAATGTATCTTTAAGTGATTTTTTTTCTTCTGCCATTCTATGATGTTTTTACTTTTTGAGATTTCATAGATGGAACTAAATTCCTAATATTTTCAAGAACAGGTTTTGTTAATGCTGCTACTGACCCTGCTGCTGGTATCATGGGTTCGCCACTTAAGGCTGTACATAAATTTTCTAAGGATTGAACTAAATTTTCAAACTGTAGTAAGAATTTGTCTCCTAGTACTACAGATTCAGTTGCATTTTGTTTACCTAAACTTACAATACCATTTGGGGCTATTACATTTACATTTTTTAGTTGTGATTTTATAGCTAAATCTTGAAGTGATTCTAATGCTATTGATTTTTGGGCAGACATTAATATGCTATCTGATGTAGTATTAAATAATAATCTACCTGAATTTAATATTACTTGAGGGGCATTATATGATTTAGGAGATATTGGTGTATTTTTAATTGTATTTGAAAATGGAACAGTTGAAGCTTGAGCTTCTTCTCTATTTGAAACAGCAACTTCAATTGGTATTTGCTGTGTAGAAGTTAAATATACTGAAGCTAAATCTTCATTAATATTTTCTGTTACTGGGATCCAACCTTCAGAACTAGCTGATGGTGACTGTCCATTTCTTAAAATAGATATTGGGCTACCATTTTCACCTGAATCAGACCAATTATTTTTTATGTTTCCTCCTGATTTTGCAGTGTTACCTAATCTAAAACTATTACCAAATCTTCCTTCTATAATATAATCACCTGCAAACGGTAAAATAGGATGAATGTTTGACCTTTCTACAAAAGTACCACCACTAGCTCCATTAAGAGGTATCTTTGTCGGTTTATTTGTTACTCTTCTAACGTTTCCTATCTCAATAGATTGGTAATCTTTTTTATATGAAGGTGCGGATTGTCCATTATCTTCAGAATACATATCAGGATAAGCATTATGGTGAGGGGCATTCCATAATGATATTGGATTTAGATAGTAGTAAGATTTTTTAGTCGAAGATTGGGATTCTTGTGTGTTTGGTAGTTCAAATAATAATACTAATTCATTTACTAAAGGATAATTTTTAATATTAGGAAATAATGGTTTTGCTAAATTTCCAACTGCCCTATCAATATCACCTTTATTTGAACCAACAGAGGTCATTAATTGGAACTTAATAGTACCTATTCCTGACCATTGCCCTACATTCCCCCACATAGTAGAATCAGAATTCAGATTTATATCAACTACACGTGCTGATTGTATTTTTGATTGGAGTTGATCAAGTTTTTGATTTTGGATACTTTCTGCATATGAAGCAGCAACTCCTCCAAATAAGGACATGAAAGGGTTATTAGCCATTATTTTTCGTTTTTATCTGGAAAATCTGTATTTAGCTTATCTAATTCAGCTAATAGTTCGTCTTTTTCTGCTTCTGATATGCCTAGGCCATCATCACTGTTAGAGTTATTAACTACTCTTTGAACTATTGTAGCCATTTTAATTAATTGTTCATCGTTTCGAACACCAATTTCTAGGTATTCTTTAATTAATGGTACAATCAAAGTAGCATCACCTATATCAGATATAAGTGGTTTTAATTCAGAAATTAATCCAGATATTTGTTTCTTTTTTTCTGTTTGGTTATCGTAAATCTCGCTTAATATATCAGAGAATTTTTTCTTACCAAATACTACGTTATCTAATGCTCCCATAATGTTTTTATTATAAATATGGATATAGAATAAGTGTTAAAACTTACACCAACCATTTTCTAAGTAGAAAACATATTGAGATTTAAATATATCATGAAGCTTATCTGCTATTTTGGTGATTTTTGGTGTTTTAACATCAACCATTTCGCGAATGTATATATACAACGCCTTCTTATTAAATACCTCTATGGTTTCTCTTTTCCTAAACAATTCAAGTATTGCATCTGCTATTTGAGCATCGTTTTTCTTAGGAAATAATGTAAATATATTCTCTGTAGTATGTGCTAAAAATAATTCAATATATTCACTTAAATCATCTTTTTCTTTAGCATAATCACCTTGCTCATAAGTGTAAGTAGAAGTGTCTTTTGTTAAAACATCAACATCAACCTTCTTTACCTTTTTATTATAATTTTTAGTATTGTATAATATTAACCAACGTTTAACTATAGTACCGAAATAAGAATATGCTTTGGCCCCTCTAGTTGGGTCAAATAAATGTATTTTAGATAACAAAAAGGTGATTATCTCATGTTGTAGATGTTCTAAATTACTTACCTCTGTATGGTAAAATTTAAAAGTATGGATAATATTTTCTGTTAACTTAAAATAGGGGTAATGAATATGCTTAGCATATATATCACTCCTCATTTTAGGGTCTTTAGTATTATTGTAGAGAACTATAGCGTCCTCCGTATCTTGAGTAAAATAATTTTTACTCTTTTTTCGTCTTTTCTTTACCATTAGTTGATTTTAAACCTTGTGATACCATCTTGTATTACCTTTATTTGTTTGAAAAACCAACCAATTTCATCATCACTCTTAAATGTCCCTTTTTCGTCTATCTTTTTTAGACGATCGTCTGCAATCTCAATTTGTTTATTAAATTCTGTTATATAATTATCATACTGAAGAATAATATCTTCTTGCTTCTCAGTTTTGCGAAGTAAATTCCACGTAGTAAATCCTAAAACTACTACTGAAATGCNTAATATTATTATTGTTGTAATCATAAACTATCTAACATATTTTTTAAACCAGGGCTTGATATTGTATTTAGTGCCTTTGATTTAGTACTCTTATTTGACGTCAATGTATAATTCTTTTTTGGCGCAGCCACGCTATTTTGTGAAAACTTTGGAAGCCATTCAATTTCAAATTCAATACGTGCGGCCATCATATCAGCTTGGTGCAAAATGAATGGTAGAGATGTGCGAGGTTTTGTTTCTGGCATGAATGATTTTAAATATTTTTCATTAGCCGAATCATATAAACCATCATGTGTTTGGATAGCTAGCATCTCATTAAATGTATATTTGATATCGTGGGATTGTAGTAAAAATAACCCTCTATCAGGTACAGCAGCAAAAGCAATTTTCTTGTTATGCATATATTCTTCACCTAATTTATCTCGTCTCCACTGATCAGTCTGAGGGATGTAAGATTCATTTTGAGCATCACCCATTTTACCTAAATCATGATTAATAGCAGAGAAAACTAATTCTTCAATAGTAAATGTAGATGTATCCATTCCAAACTGTTCCCAAACACCATACATTTTTAAAGATGCATCAACAACTCTATTTACATGGTCAACATATCCGCCTGGAAATGCTGAATGGTATTCTTTTTTATGTGATGCGGGCATTAATATTATTCGTTCTTCATATTTTTTATAGAAGTCTAATAATTTTTGTTTACGATCGCCTGTAATATGATCGCTGATGTTGTTGTTGAATGTTTCCCAATTTGATTGGATTTGTTCTGCTGTTAGTTTCATAACTTTTATTATTTATTTATATTTGTAACGTTTAATCCCTTTATCCCCTGGTGCCTTTGTTTCAATTCCCATTTTTTCCTAAACCCTGTGATTCCAAGGTACCAAAAGGATTTTAAATAGACACGGGATTTTCAATATCTCTTTTAAAGTTTTTTATTTTTAATAACTTTGCACATTTTTCATATTCTTCTACATCCGGTCCTTGAAAATATAATATAGCTTGATTCAATGAAGTAACAAATGGTTTTGTTTTAAAATCCATAATTGCCTCTAAATGATTTCTATCAGTCATATCAATTGAAGATATATAAAACCAAGCACGATTAAATACAGTAAATTCAGATGCTTTTCTAGCTTCATTCACATCATAGTCTGGTTTTTCAGATTTGAGGAATTTTTCTAATTTCATGTGAAATACATTGTGGTTAATAATAAGTTTCGTGAACATACCTAATTTAGTAAATGGTTCATCTAATACAGAATCAGTCATAGTGATTAATTCTTTACCATCACCCTTATCTTCAGGTTGTTCAAATAATTGAAACATTTTATCTTTGTCTATCATCTTTTTCCACCTTGGTATTCAACTGCATGTCCTTCACTTATCATTAAATCATTAACGTTTTTCTCTCCTAAAAATATATTCCCTAAACATCTACCATATTTACCTACACCTTGGGAGTGTAATATAAAATCATTATCGTGCTTACCCAAAATATCTTTAAGAAATGCTTTTGCGGCTAGGCCTCTAGCTTTTTCTTCTAAATCTCTGGTTCTTGATTCCGGAGCATTCATACCGACTAATCTGATTCTAATTTTTTTCCAGGTATCAAACCCCAAATCAATGGTTGCATCAATGGTATCACCATCAACTACTCTGACACATTTTGCGTTATATATGTACATAATATCAATTTATTATACATATTGACTAATCGCTTTCCTGGTCCCTAAGTTTTTGGATATATTGAGCTTTTTGTTTTTGTCTACGCTTAATTACACTAGGCTTAACAAATTCTTTCCTATCCCTAATACTTTTCTGAGTACCAGTATCTCTAAACTTGCGTTTTAGCTGTTTAAGAGCTTGCTCAATTTTTTGTCCTTTTTTAACTTTTACTATTAACATCTAATTTATTTATATCTACTTCAATCTGATCTTTAATTGCTTCCAATTTAGCATATTCCTCAACAACATTTTCTTGTTTAGGATTTGCGGGGTGAAACCTGTAATAATCCTCCATTATTGTTGAAACTGCCATTAAGTCATTAACTAATTCAACTCTAGGATCACGTTCTTGAGGTTGTTCACTTGTAATATTCATATTGTTATACATTTTATTTTTATTTTCATTAATATCTTTAAATCTTTGATCTATACTATTCATAACTATTTATTTAAATTGTTTACCTATTTTTTCTACTATTTCTTGTATATCACCTAATCGAATTCTAAAAAATTCTCTTTGGTTATTAACGCGATACGGTTTCATTGCATGATGTACTTCGCTTTCTAATAGTTCGCCGTTAAAACAACGGTAAGCCCATGCTACTTCGTATGGAACTGGCACACCCGTCGCATTAGAAAGCTGTTTTGCTCGCTCATCTGGTGTAAGTTTTGTATATCCTACTTTATATAATCCTGGCATACTACTATTTCTTAAAACATATACCCACTGATCACCTTCACCTTTCTTATTATAAATACCACGCTTTTTAGCAGTATAATAAGTAACATTTTCCCAACCATCTTTAGCTGGTGTTAAAGTAAAATATTCTGCTGCTTCAATACTTGTATCTGAGTAATTTTCTTTTACTGGTATATATTCTTTTGATTGTTCTATTGTAAGTCTTTCCATTAGTGTACAATTATATTAAATTCATTTTCAATTTCGACTCTTTCACCAACATCATTATTAAACAATGTTTTAGTCATAATTTTTAATGTATCTCCTACCATAGTATTATCTAAATAAAACTGTTGTCTAGGATTATAGTTATATTTACTTCTAGTCCCAATTAAAGTCTCAGCATATGGACATTCCCAACAAAAATTCTTTTGTATCTGATATCCAGCTATGTTTAAAGGTGGTTGAATTTGTGCTATATCTGTAAGAGTATATTCATTATTGCCAACTGGTATTAAATTATTCCAATCTCCATTAGAAAACCAGCTTAATACTGAATAAATTGGCACAGTAAATGTTAATGAGTCAAAAGCTATCCAATAATCTGAGTCATATATCGTTTCTATTAATGGAACTTTGTTAATAACATATTCATCTGCTAATTGGTCTAATTCACCTCTAATAGTAAAATATTTAGGGCCATAAAACTCAATATGCCAGTAATCATTCGCATCTTGATAAGCATTAGGTTGAACTTGTTCATCAAGATAAAATCTAGCATTGCAATCTCCGTCTACACAAGGGTAGGGTTTAATAAGCTCCTCTGGGCTACATGCCCAAAGGAAACTTATCAAGGTTATGTAAATAAACTTTTTCATTATGCTACTAATTTTAATGCTTCACTAAACATTTTTTTATTCACATCTTGGTCTTGCTTGAAATTCTTAATAATTCTAGCTTGACGTAATTTTCCTGATGGTGTTTTATATTCAAAATTACCATCAATGATATTTTCTTGAATTCTATTAAATACTTCCCAAAGCATATTTCCTTCATCTGCTTTACGTTGAACATTTAAAACATCCTCAATTGCTTGGTTATCATAAGTATTCTGAGTACCTTCTACTCTAATATCAAGAAATGATTTAGCAAGATTAAACATTTGCTCTTCTTCTAATTCAACTGCTTTCATTTTATTCATTGAATCAACAGTTAAAGGTAATTTCTCAACTATATCCTTAATTAACACTTGTAAATCTTCAAACGTATAACCCATGTGACGCATTTTAATATCATCAAATTGAGTATCTGAAATAACTAATCCATTCTCACAAACCATTCTAAATAATCCAGCTGTAAATTGGAAAGCATTTTTACCATCATGAGAATTAGTCATTACGATTTGAGGAAAAACTGTATCTCCATCTTCACCATTAATAACAACATCATTATTTCTAAAAACAACTAAATGCTTTTGAACACCTTGTGTTTTTGCTGTTCTAGCTTTAACTTGCTTAACATCAACAACACCCCATCCTAACAATTCCATATCATCAATAACTTTTTCAGTTGGAATGTGTGTATATTTTTCTGTAACTTCATTTGAAGGTTTCATTGTGAAAATACTTGGAGCAATTTCACTCATTTCCTTCTTATTCATAAACTCTACTTTTTGTAAATCTAACATAACTTTTATTTATTTAATTAATTATTTATTTATACCTAAATATACGAAAGGCTGCTTGGGAAGCCAAGCTTCCCGTGCATTACTTTCAATTACTTTTTTACTAATAAACTTGGTGCAACTGTATATGAACCTCTATCACCTTGAACTTTAATATTTTTAGCATTAATTTTAATAACTCTAAATGTTTCACTAGGAGATATTTTTTTATGATCAATACCTACAGTATCACCTACTCTAAATGATAATTTAGCATCATGTGCTAATTCTGATCTTTTAATAGCAACTGCATTTTTAATTGATT